ACGAAACTCGGCTACTTGCGTGATACTGCTGGTGTAATAACGAATGACCAATACACTAAAATGCTAGAGATAGAGACCAAGAGGAAAGACGACCAGATAGCTAACCAGGAGGAGCTTAACAAACAGGTTGAGCAAAAAATAAGAGAACTGCAGAACAGCGGAGTAACTATAACGGAGGAAATGNGCCAGAACATAGTTGAATCAGTGCAAAAACAAAGAGACGAAGTAATTATGGCGGTGTCTGAGCAGAAGGATAAGGCAGCTGCGGTTATTGCAATGCTTAAAGCGGAATCAGGTCAAATAACTGCAGAGATGGCATCAGAGGCGATAAAAAACAGCTTGCAGCAAAGAGATGAAACCATCAAGAACGCAAACGAACAATACCAGCAAACGGTAGAGGCAATTATGGCTATGAGTGATGAGGCAATAGCTACAACTGGCTATACAAGGGATGAGCTTATTAACAATGCTAAGTTACAGCGCGATAGGACTGTTGAAGCTGCAACGTTAATGCACGAAGAAACTGTTAGAGAGATATCAGAAATGGCTGGAGAAAGTATCAAAGAGGTAAACCTTTCTACAGGCGAAATATTGTCATCTTGGGACAAGTTAATACTGCAAGGCAAACAAAACTGGGGAGAGTTTTCTGGCTTCTTTGTAAGATTGTGGCAGGATATATCTACTGGAGCAACCTCAGCATGGCAAGGAATAAGCACGTTTTTGAGTGACACGTGGACAGGGATTAAAAACACAGCAACATCTACCTGGTCTAGTTTAAGTGGGTTTTTGAATAATACATGGACTGGAATAAAGAACTTTGGCACTACTTTATGGACTGGGCTCAAGGATGCTATAACAACTCAAACAAATACTGTAAAAAATACCTTGTCTACGGTATGGAGTTCTACAAGTACATTGTTAAGCAATACATGGACAAACATAAAGAATACAGCTAACACTCTCTGGACTAACATGAAGGACATAATAAGTAACCAGACAAACACAGTAAAGAATACATTGTCATCCGTATGGAGTGCTGTGAGCACTTCGTTGAGCTCTACTTGGTCAAGCATAAAGAATACAGCGAGCACAATGTGGTCTGGGATAAAGGACGTAGTTACAGCGCAGACAAACACAGTGGCAAATACGCTGTCAAACGTGTGGAGTGCTGCGAGTACCTTGCTTAGCAACACTTGGGGTAATATAAGAAACACAGCATCGAATACATGGGGATTGATCAAAAATGCTATAGTTGGCAACATGGAACCGCTTAAGAATACCCTATCAAGCTTATGGTCGGGTATATCTTCTAGCATGAACTCAGTTTGGAACGGATTGCTTAATTCAGCTAAAAGTATTTTTTCAAATATTGCTAGCGCTATCGTGGCCCCCTTCAAAAACTTACACATTCCGCTACCACACTTTAAGTTTGGTACCAAGGATGTCACACTTGCAGGTATAACATTCCCCGTACCTGATATTAAGGTGGAGTGGTACGCTCAGGGAGGCATATTTACATCGCCGCAGATAATTGGTGTAGGTGAAGCTGGACCAGAAGCAGTAGTGCCATTGAACGACGCAACGTTTGGAAGCTTAGCGGAAGAGATAGCAGCAAGAATGTCAAATGGTGGCTACGCAGGAGGTAGCTTCACAATAACTGTGCCTGTATACTTGGACGGGAGAGAAATAGCACGTGTAACGACCCCCTACGTAAACGAATACTTAGGGAAGAGTTACAGAAGCACTGCTCGTGGTGGAGGTGTGTTATAGTGGCTGGCGGGTTTAAGCTTGGAGGAATTGACGCATCTGAGTTTGGTATACGGCTATTGCAGGGGACTGAGATAAACATACTTCCAGAAACGCGAGACATGATTGGGACTATCCCGGGAATGCATGGGGCTTATGACTTTGGCGCTGTTATGGATGTAAGAAACTTTGAGCTCAAGTGTGCGATGATTGGAGCGCGCTCTCCTGAAGAATTGCAGCAGAGGATACGCAGGTTTGTACAGCATCTGGTGGATGCGAATGGGCACCCAAGAACATTGACTTTAGTCTTTGACGAAGAGCCTGATAAGACATACTACGTAAGGTACTCAGGTAATCTGCCACTTGAGCAAATAGTGAATATAGGAACATTCACGCTTCCATTAACTGCGTTTGACCCGCACGCATATGGAAGCGAGCAGGAAGTTGAGCAAGTAATAACTACGTCCTTGTCAACGATACGGATAACGTCGCAGGGAAACGTAGCAACGTATCCGGTAATTGTGGTAAGCAATGAGGGTAATAATACGGTGCAAGGCTTCAAGGTTAGGTTTTTTAGGAATGTGTGAGGTGATAGAATGAACATATCAGAGAACATGCCCAGTCAAGCGAGGATTGCGATTAAGATAATAAGAAAAGATGGAAGCATTGAATATATAGAGAATAGCAAAATAGTTAGCTGTAAAGAAGAATATCCGAATGTAAGGAGGGTTAATAATGCCAGCGATGATAACAAATAAAGGCAAAGAAATAGCAGCAAGAAGACTTAGGGGAGAGCTAAGCGAACCTAAATATGTAGCTTGGGGGACTGATGGAGGCACAGCGCTAACACTTGCNGCNACNAATACAAACTTGGGAGCACCAGCTCCTGAGGCGAGAGCTGTAGGGATAAGCACGGTTGTTACTACTTCTACGGCTAACGACACATACAGAGTAGTCGGGACACTGACGGCTAAGGGAGCNAAGACTATAAGAGAAGTTGGGCTGTTTGATGCAGCTACTGGTGGTAACCTATTTATGAGAGCTACGTTTGACCCTATTGTATTAGAGAGCGGAGACAGCATACAGTTTACCATAGACGTACAATTTAGAGGGGCATAAAAGAGGTGGTTTGGGATGCCAAGACTTAAAAGCACAAACTTTGCAGTTACGCAGCTTGCAGCAAATATGACTGCTACAGATAAGACTTTTACGGTAACTGATGCTAGTAAGTTCCCGAACACTGGGCCGTTCGTTGTGCTGATTTATAACACTACTGGGAGTACGCTGGTACGTGAGATTGTGGAAGTTGGAAGTATCGATAAGACTACGAATACCTTTGGCAATGTCCTACGTGGTATAGAAGGAACAACTAAAGCCGCGCATTCAGCAGGTGACAACGTTGAGCTTGTATGGACTTCAGGGAGTTACCAGAGGTTAGCAGATGAGGACTATACAGACATTTTAGACAAAAAGATACAGCTTGTGGCAGACGAGCCATTCTCGTTTTCTGGAACGTTAACAGCAAATGGATGGACAGGAACGAGTGCACCTTTCATACAGACAGTTACGGTGTTTGGACTTTCTGGTATCGGTAGTATGCCGACAGTTGACGTTGTTCTTTCTGCAAACTGGGAGACAGCTGTATCAGAGAGAGATTCGTGGTCGCATATTAAAAAAATAGATTTTGCTGACAACAGTCTAACATTTTACTCAGATACAAAACCTACAATACAGCTTACATTCAGTGGAGTTCAAGCAGTACGTAGAGCAAGGATAAGAGATGTGTGGATTGTAGGAGCCAATGCGCCTGCTAGTGCAGCAAGGTTAACCTCCCAGTTGTATAACGGTAGGATATACTGCCCACAGCATGTCGGTAGAGCTATGCACATATATGACATCGCGTCAGATACTTGGATTGTAGGAGCTAGCGCGCCTGCTAGTGCAGAAAGGTTTACCTCCCAGTTGTATAACGGTAGGATATACTGCCCACAGAGTGGCGGTACAGCTATGCACATATATGACATCGCGTCAGATACTTGGATTGTTGGAGCTAGCGCGCCTGAAAGTGTATCAAGGCGGACCTCTCAGCTTTATAATGGTAGGATATACTGCCCACAGAGTGACGGTACAGCTATGCACATATATGACATCGCGTCAGATACTTGGATTGTAGGAGCTAGCGCGCCTGCAAGTGCAGGAAGGTGGACCTCTCAGCTTTATAACGGTAGGATATACTGCCCACAGAGTGACGGTACAGCTATGCACATATATGACATCGCGTCAGATACTTGGATTGTTGGAGCTAGCGCGCCTGCAAGTGCAGGAAGGTGGACCTCTCAGCTTTATAACGGTAGGATATACTGTCCACAGTATAACGGTACAGCTATGCACATATATGATATAGCTACAGACACTTGGATTGTTGGAGCCAATGCATTAACAACGATGTACGCATCGACATCTGCCCTTTACAAAGATAAGTTATACGTGATGAGCCGGAATACCTTACAGGTATACGACATTTCTTCTAATTCATGGATATTAGGAGCAGCCCCAACCGAAGTGAATAGACGCACCTCTCAGCTTTATAACGGCAAGATATACTGTATACGGGAAAATGACGCAGTACTTGATATATACGGATAAAGGGATATAAAATTGTACGCACAGCCATTAGGAACTAGCTACTACGGTAAAAGGTACCCTATACAAAATACGGCTTCAGCATTAGTTTCTTACCTTACTAGCGTTCAGACTTCTAGTCTCGGAGTTATTCCTGTATCAGTAAGTATGAGTGTAGATACTCTTACCTTTAACACATTCCTTTATTCTCTGAAGAACAGAAACCCGCAAGTGTTTGGACTACTTCCGTTTGGGAGTAAGTATCCAATGCAGCGAGGCACGAATACTGTGGTAGAAGCTATAGAGCAAAGTTCAGTATATCCACTAGAAGTTATTCCTATTGCGGTATTAGTCACTATAAATAATGGAGTTCTCCTTAAGAAAGCGAAGTCATTCGAGTTTGAATTTATCGGAGAGTTCAACCCGGGAGACATTGTAGTGATTGACTCTAAGCGAATGATTGTAACACTCAACGGTGAAAATGCTTTACACTTAGTCGGAAAAGATGAGTTCCCAGAGATAATGCCAGAGGGAAACGAGTTCCTGTATTCAGATATTAGCGGAACGAGAGTTGTACGAATACGTATAAAATGGCAGGATAGGTGGCTATGATGAAAGCACCAGTAATAATATACGACCTAAACATGAATAGAGTAGCATATCTAGAGAATGCCTTTAATGTAGGGTATGAGAAGATTTATAACTCACTTTGGAAAGCTTCTTTTACTTTACCATTAGATGACCCAAAGAATATCTACTGTAAACCATTCTGGTATGCTGAGATATATGATGGTAACGATAAGATAGGACTATTTAGAATAGTACCGTCATCTACCAGACACAATACGAGCGAGAAGAGTATTACATATGAGTTAGAGCATGTACTGGCTACTTTGCTCGATAGTGTAATGTTCGGATATCACGAGATTGGCGGCCTTGGAACTTATACAAGAGAGGTTTTGGAGTATATCCTATCGTTTCAGAAGAAAGTAAACTGGCAACTTGGCGATGTAGAATTTTCAAGGCAATTCCTTTACAAGTGGGAGAACGAAAACCTTTACTCGGCTCTTCTATCCGTTCCGGCTCCGTTCGATAAAGAGTATGCGTGGACGTGGGATACGGAAAGCTATCCTTGGACACTGAACCTGAAGAAAGCAGATAATTCATACGGACCGCAGATACGATACCGCAGAAACATGGAAGGTGTAGAGGTTGAGGAAGACCCTACTAACCTGTTCACACGGATATACCCCCTAGGGTACGGGGAAGGCATTAACCAGCTTACTATTGAGAAGGTTAACCCAACGGGAAAACCCTATATCGACGCAGACACTATTGAGCAGTTTGGAGTTATTGAGCGCATCTGGGTGGATAAACGGTATGAAAACCCAGAGTCTCTGTATAACTCAGCGAAGGCTCTGCTTGAGCAGAACAAGATGCCTCGGATAAGTGTGTCGGTTTCAGCTCTTGACCTTCACCGAATTACGGCAGACCCGCTAGACAAGTTTGCTTTAGGTAAATTGGTGAGAGTACACGACGAAGAGCTCGAACTAGACTACACGAGCAGAGTGATAGAGATAAAAAAGCAGGACGTTACTGGAGACCCGGGTAATATAGAAATAACAATTGCGACACCGAAGTATTCGATGACTTCTACAGTGACTGACTTAGCTGACCGTACAAGGGTGGCTGAGGTGTATTCTCAAGGCGCAACGAGTTTGGATAGCTATGTGCTCACAGATAACTGCGACCCTGAACATCCAGCACACTTTAAGTTTCATATCTCACCAGATGTTATAAATGTAAACAGAGCACTTTTGAACTATGAAGTAGAAGCTTTTAGAGCATACTCTAAGGCTATTGAGGGCGGAGGAGCTATCATCGCAACTACGGCTGCTGGCGGCGGTTATGCTGATACTACTTTGGCAGGTGGTGGGTACTCCGATACAACAGCAGCAGGAGGAGCATATACTTCTACAACGGCAGATGGTGGAGGCCGTACAGAAACGACTTCATCTGGAGGCAGTTACTCCTCTACTACAGCAGCAGGTGGAGCTCATACGGACACTACAGCTTCAGGAGGCGGCACCTCAACCACAACAGCAGCAGGAGGAGCATATACTTCTACAACGGCAGATGGTGGAGGCCGTACAGAAACGACTTCATCTGGAGGCAGTTACTCCTCTACTACAGCAGCAGGTGGAGCTCATACGGACACTACAGCTTCAGGAGGCGGCACCTCAACCACAACAGCATCAGGTGGCAGTTATTCAGCTACAACGGCTGCTGGCGGCGGTTACGCTTATACAACCGAAGATGGAGGAGATGCTGTAATTGTTACTCCTGAAAGTGGGGGCCATACCAGCTCAACATCTAAGGACACAGTTACCATCGCAAGTACGAGTGCGACATTAGTCGAAACTGGGCCTGGAGATAATGTCGATGATCACACACACTTGGTTGTAATTCCTAGCCATACGCACACTGCATCAACATCAGGACATACACATGAAGTATACGACCATGCACACGTAGTAGTCATTTCAAGTCACTCACATGTGGTTCAGCTCTCTGACCATACACACAATATAAGTATCCCTTCGCACACGCATAACGTGAGTGTACCGAACCATACACACGCAATACAGATACCTGACCATACACACGACATCAGTATCCCTAGCCACACGCATAGCGTACAAATACCCGATCATACACACGATATGAGCATCCCAGACCACGTGCATGGTGTAAATATCCCTGAGCACATACATGGAGTAGATATCCCCGACCATATACACGACATTGAGCTTCCAAACCACGTACACAACATAGAATATGGGATTTACGAAGGCCCTACACCAACAGCTGTTACAGTTAAGGTAGATGGAAACGTTATTCCGAATGCTGGACTGAGTGAAACTGAACTCGATATCCTACAGTTTATGAAGAAGGACGCATACGGTAAAATAGAGAGGGGATGGCATGAGCTGGAGATTATACCAAACGACTTAGGTAGAGTACAGGCCACATTACACCTGCAAGTGTTTGTGCAGAGTAGAGGGGAGGCCACATTATGAGCAGCAGGGAGAATATAACAAAGTGTGAAGTGTTCAAAGAGGATGGTCGCATTATAAGTAGGCAGATTGTAGATACCGTATTAGGTGATGAAAAGGACATAGACAGAATGATAGAAGAATTAGATAGGCAAATAGCAATTTTCGAGAACACACTAAATGGTGTACAGAAAACTATTAAACAACTGCAGGAACAACGGCGAGTGCTTATCGCATTTAAGAACGAGCAAGAAAAAACGATAGGGAGCTAAAACATGAGCGATAACTGGTATGATAACAAAGCCCTGTTTGAGAAGATAGACGCACTCGATAGTAAGATTGACAGCCTTAGGACGGACTTAGAAACTACTAGAGCCATGATACGAGACTACAACAACCTGAGGCAGAAGGTGGAAGACAACGCTTCCAAACTCAATATGCTTATGTGGCTCGTACCTGTTTTACTTGCGGGATTGGGATTAGTATTTACGTTCATAAACATATTTATATTTAGGTGAAGTACAATGCGGTTTTCAAAAGTAATAGTTACGTTGGTTATAGGGCTGAACGTACTTTTTACAGTCGCAGCCCTATATGTTTTTGTGAAAGTAGGCAGCGAACCGACAGCGTTAATAGCTTCGTGGTTCGCGTTCACTACTGGCGAGCTCTGGGCGTTAGCGGGTATAAAGAGGAAGGAAATACATGCAGGAAATAGCGGTAACGAACATAATGAGTAGGAGGTGGTACAATGGAGGATTTTTTTACTTTGGAAGCGTTGGCAACGTTCGCTGGGATTACTACGGTAACGGCGCTTATAGTACAGTTTACCAAGGGACTAGTGAAGAAGCAGTTCGACGATTATGTGGTGAGGATTTATGCATTCATAGTGGCGCTGGTACTGAATTTTATTTTTGCACCAGCGGGCAGTGGGATACAAGGAGTAGCATTAACAGTTTTGAATTCAGTACTTGTTACACTAACAGCAATGGGGGGCTACGAAGCTTTTACTGACCCATTCGCTAAAAAGGAATGACTCAAACCGGTACTAAGGGCATGTTATAATAACAGTAACCGCACGCTTCCCTCATTATAAGGCGGCTGGGGCTACCCTTCCCCCAGCCGTTTCTTTTTATCAGGTCTCTATTTTGAACGCAGGGCGTAATACGTATGTATACCTTCACACTTAACGCCAAAACGCAATTCTGAAGAAATTCACCCTTGAAAATGCTACATCCGATGCGTTACTTTTTAGCTCTCTCCCTTAAAAGCCCTTTTTCTGTTCTAGTGTAAGCACTATGGCCTGTTTGTGTAGAGTATTGACACAATACTACAATGTGGTATATACTAAAAGTAACACGTTGAAAGGAATGAGGCAGTCCCGAAAGAGTTTGTGCAGGTTATTGAGAATAACACCGCAGTAATGCGAGAGTTGATGGATGTAATACGTGAGCTCCAAGTTGAGATGGCGAAGCAGCAAGTAAAGCTTGACGAGATATTGGATGCTGCAAGGCATGTAAGGAGGCGTCCAGATGACAGAAAATAAGTTTTCAAAGAAGGTGGTTCGTTGGATTATCATGCTTAATGCCTTGTTTGTGGTGGCAGTATTAATACTTTATTGGCACACTGGTTCTGAGCCAGCAACGTTAATAGCGAGTTGGTTTGCTTTTACCACTGGTGAGTTGTGGGCATTGGCAGGTATAAAGAGAGAAGAGACAAAGAAGGGAGGGAGCGACGATGAAGATATGCATTGATGCTGGGCATGGTGGCACTCAACCTGGCGCTGTAGGGTATTTCGGGACAAAAGAAAAGGATATTACGCTTCAGGTTGCTTTACAGCTCAGAGATGTACTTAAAAATGCGGGCGTGGAAGTGGTAATGACAAGGGATAGCGATAAAGATGTGAGAACAGCCAAGCAATCAAATGAGCTACAAGCAAGGTGTGATGTAGCGAATAACTCCAAGGCCGATGTTTTCATTTCAATACATTGTAATGCATCAAATGACTCGTCGGCTCATGGGACGGAGACGNGGTATTACCCGAAAGACGCTAAAAGCAAGACTTTAGCACAGTTTATCCAGACGGAGTTGGTGAAACAAATAGGTCTAAAGGACAGAGGAGTTAAACAAGGCAATTATTACGTAACACGTTATACAAAAATGCCAGCCGTGTTGGTGGAGTTGGCGTTTATCAGTAATCCCGAGGAGGAGGTATTATTACGAAATAAGGCGTTCCAAAGGAAGTGTGCTGTAGGGGTAGCTAATGGTGTACTTCGTTTTCTAGGAATGCCTTTAGTAAAGGAGGTGCAAGGCATGAAAGACGTACCGCAGACACATTGGGCGTACAAGTACATAAAAGAGTTGTTCGATTTGGGAATTGTGCAGGGTGATGAAAAAGGATATTTCTATCCAGACAAGCCAGCTACAAAGGGAGAAGTAGCAACGATGATAGCAAAGATGTATGAAACATTGAAAGGAGGTAAGTAAAATGCATGACTTATTTTTACAGTTACTTTACGATATCATCGCTATCCTTGTCCCGATACTTGTTGGATATGCGATAGCATGGTTGCAGAAGCGAATAGGGACAGAGAAGTTGGAAGCGGTAGTGCGAGAGCTTGCTACAAAGCGAGAACTGGCACGAGTTGCTGTGTTGTTTGTCCAGCAGGCATACAAGGATTTGGGCGGAGCAGAGAAGTATGACAAGGCGGCAGAGTGGTTGTCCGATGCGGCAGACAAGATAGGTATACAATTGTCCGAAGAAGAGATTAAGGGACTTATTGAAGCCGCCTTAAAGGAGTTAAAGACGGAACTCGGCGAAGTGTGGGATGAGTTAGCGAATTAGCCGCCTATTACTTTAATATAGGCGTTGCCCTCCGAGGTGCTCCCCTCCCTCCTACTCGGAGGGCGTTTTTATTTGTGGTATTGTGCAGGTATTGACATATAGCGAAAAATGGTATAGTATATAAAGAGATAACATGAAAGGAGGGAGTAGGTATGGCAAAGATTGTGTTAGACGTGGCGAAGTTGAGGATGTGGAGGGCTTATCGTGGATTGACAAAGCACAAGATGTCGCAGTTGATGGGGTATGCTGGCGATGGATATTACTACATTGAAAGCGGCAAGGTAGTTCCATCGTTAGCGCGGATTAATCAAATTTGTGAGATTTTAGACATCAGTCCGTTGGACATTCTCGTAATTGAGGATGAGAAGAAGGAGGGAGAGCATGAAAACATTGACGAGGTTCGTTGACTTTGTGAATGATGAAGAGACAAGCACCTTGACAGTGCACGTGATGTGCTGTCCCGATATTGGGGCGTACGTAAAGTTGTTGGATGATTTGGGGTTTACGTTCATTTACATTGACGGAGACTCATGCGAGGCAGAGCTCCAAGGCGAGTACAGTAAAGTGTTTGAAGTAATGCGGATGCTTGAGCAGGAAGGGTTTACGTGGTAGCCATAGCGTTACGAGTAAGTAGTGCAGGAGCTTGTCCGAGAAGGATAGAACTTGAGGCATGGGGTGTAGAAGGGCTTCCATTGTGGGAAGGTTCAGAGCGTGCATTTGCTGAAGGTAACATGCATGAGCAGTCCATATTGGAGTGGGCATGCGAGAACTTACCAAATGGGCCGTATGTGTTACATAGCCAGCAGAAGGAAGTTTCTATTTTTTACCACGATAAAGAACTACTTGTGGGGCATATTGATGGATTAGCTACCAATAATGAAGGTGTAACAGTATTGCTTGAGGCAAAGGCTTTAGCAAAGAGAGCATTTGCAGAGATACGAGAAAAAGGATTGAGAGAAGCACATCCGCAGTATTTCACGCAGGTGCAGTTGTACTTATATGCGTTGGGACTGGAAAAAGGGTATTTGATAGCACGGAATAAGGATACTCCAAAGACGAGGTTCTGGGATCACCACATTGAAGAAGTCGTTTACGATGCCGAGTTTGTAGAGGCCGAGCTAAAGCGGTTGGAGGAGTTGACAATTAAGATTGAACAAGGCGTTGAGATTGAGCCACCGTATAATCCCGAGGATAATTGGCAGTGCAGACAGCCATATTGTCCGTATACAGAAAAGTGCTTCCCAGAGTACTATAAAAACTCCAGACAGCCTAAAACAGCAAAAGTGGATATGGAATTATCAGCGTTGGTTGAACAGTACGTTGAGCTTGGCGAAGAGATATCCGAAATGCAAGAGATACGAGAAGGGATAAAGGAGCAAATCATGGAGCGAGTAGGAAGCGAACCCGTAATAGCTGGCGAGTATGTGGTATATACCAAGGAGCGCATTACCGAGACAATAGACACCAAGAAGGTGCGGGAGGTAGTACCAGCTGAAATGTTGCAGGGTTTAATGAAGGTTTCAAGGTCGCAGGTATTGTATGTTAAGCCTGCGGCTGAAGAATAAAAGGAGGGATAACGATGGACAGTATCGTAAAGTACAAATCCGAGACAGGTGAGGAAGTTTCTTTAAGTGCAGACATTATCAAGCGTTATTTGGTGTCGGGGGACCCGAGCAAGGTTACTGACCAAGAAGTTATGATGTTCTTAAAATTATGCCAGTACCAAAAGCTCAATCCGTTCCTTAATGAGGCCTATTTGGTGAAGTTTGGGAATGAGAAGGCGCAAATAATTGTCGGCAAAGATGTGTTTATGCGTCGGTTGTCTAACAGTCCGTTAGTTGAAGGTTACCAAGCAGGTATCATCGTTCGTAAGAAAGGTTCAGACGAGATACAGTACCGCAATGGGACATTCTATGTGCCGGGCGAGGAGCAGTTGCTGGGAGGTTGGAGCAGGATTTGGCGCAAAGGCTGGAAGGAGCCAGTCGAACATTCTGTAAGCTTGCATGAATACATAAAGCTTGGAGCGAATAAAGAGCCGCAGGCTGGGTGGAAGAAGGCAGCAACCCAAATCAGAAAAGTAGCACTCGTGCAGAATGCCCGAGAAGTTGTTCCCGATTTGAGACAGCTTTATATCAGCGAAGAGATGCAGGTCGATGAGGAGCAGTTGCAAAATGTACAAGTGGAGTTTACAATACATGATGCCGAGGAAGAGGTACAGGAAGAGACGCAGGAAGTAGAATATGCAAGCGATAATGAGTTTATGTCAGATCCACCAATAACAGTGAAGCAAGTAAAGAGGTTATACGCCATAGCCCACGGAGATACGAAGCTGATAAATGACATAATTGAAGAGTATGGATACGAGAAGTTGCAGGATATTAGGAGAGGAGATTATGAGGCGATTTGCAATGCTGTACAAAGTGCGGTGTTGGAACAAGAAGAGCAACTATCAGATACCATTGAACAAGTAGAAGAGCAATAACAGTTAGCAAAGTCCCGAGTGGGAGCAAGTGTAGGTTTTACCAAAGCTTGCTCCCATTTTTATTTCATTTTCAAAGTGTCAGTAAAGTGTCTCAAGGGTAAAACAGTGCAAATGTAGGAACTACCAAATCCCACTGTATTTTATACAGTTTGAAAGTGTCGGTTTTTGTTAACACCTATTTAACACACAACATGTTGACATTATATCCTATGTGGTAATATATATATAGAAAAAGAAAAAGGAGGGAACGAAGATGAGAAAAGAAAGAACAGAAGGAACAGAAAGAAAAGAAGGAGGGAGAACAATGAGACAGGAGAGACAGGAAGCAAGAGAGTTAGTGCAAGAGAGGTTCAACACCAGCAGTGTGAGGTTACTCGGAAGGTTAATCGCTGAAGCAATCGCCAAGACAGAACGTAAGGTAGCCAGAAAGGTGTACGGTAATGAGTATGAAGAGTTGGCTGTGCAGGTAATCGAAGAGATGCTGGAGAAGGTCAGCGAAGCTGCTTATGAGCAGTTAGCCGAAATAAGCAAGGATTACGATAAGGCAATCGAGAACTTTTTGGTTGAAAAGTACCTTGAAAATGGTAACCCAAGCCAGTATGCAGTAGAGATGTGGCAAAAGGAGGCAGCCATAACAAACGCAATGTACGATGCCTATAGGAAAGCAAACGATGAGTTCTGGAATACCTTTAATGTAAAGAGATGGTCATACAATTACGGTAGGGATTACGAGGAAAGGTTAGCCCTTGAAGGTATGCTGTTTGCAGTGTTTGATAGCTTAAACAAAGAATTGTTGAACGCCATAGGTGATATGGAAGATCAGTTAGCGCAAGCCCGCAGAGATGTGGGCTTTTACGTGAAGGAGGAGGCAGGGCAGTAGCCCTGCCTTTCCCTTTATGGTAAAGGTATTGACACCTATGCAAAAATATGATAATATGCTATATAGAAGGAACAAACAGGAGGGATGCAAGATGAAGAAGGTCGAAAGGACAGAAAGAGGAATAAAGGTGAGGTTAGCGCATTATACCGATAACGGCGGGGATTGGGTCGCTGAGATAGTGGATTTTCACCCTACATTCAAGTTCAACCGTCAATTCCTAAATGCCGAGAAAGATTGGAGTTCATCAGGTAGGACAGGCTGGAGCTATTTTGAGTTAGTAGAGGGACACGTATATGAAGTAAATGAGCCATACCGTGGCCGTTGGTTTATACAGGTCGTAAATGGCGAGATAGTGGATCTGACAAAGGAAGATGTAGAAGAATACCTATACCAGAAAAACGAAAATCCAGAAGAAGAATACAAGCCCATAGTAGTTGATACTGCAGACGAAGTGTATGAAGCTGATACCGATGGGACGATGCAGAAGCTTGAGCCAGAGAAGAAAGTCATTGACAAAGCGCATTACAAGGTTGCTTCCAGAGGCACATATATAATTGTAACGCCAATATGGGATGGTGGCTGGAAGATATACCTTTATGTAGGTGGAGCGGCGAGATTTCAACCGAAAAGTGTCAGAGTAGAAGAGAAGCCAATTATAGCAGGCAAGCATTTATCAGATGTGCTTGCCGATTATCCCGAGTTGAGAGGACAATAAAGTGTCAGTTTTAGTTAACACCTATTTAATACCAGAGTGGTTGACATTATATCATATATGGTAATATACTATATAGAAGAAGAAAGAAGGAGGGAACGAAAATGAGGACAGGAAGAGAGAACTTGAAGGAGTTAGTAGCCATTGAGATGGGTAAGGGTATCAGCCGTGGATTTGCGAGGGCTGAAGGGTGGTTAACATCCAATATTGACCACTATGCTGAAGGTTCGTTTGTAGGGTTTATCCTTGGTATGCATTTAATAGACGTGTTAAGCGAGACAGCTTTCAAAGTCCTTGAAGGTGTGCTGGACGATTTGGTAGACGAGCTTGAGATGTTCTGTTTAGAGCGTGAGAAAGAAAATGGCAAGGAATATGTGTACTACCATGAAGCTATGAGAATTGCAAGAGATATAGCAGGAGCGGTGAGAGAAGAGTTCATGAGCCTGTGTCAGTGGTTGAACGAGATTGAGGACTTGACATATTACGATTTGAAGTTTGCTAACATGGGGCCAGAAACAAAAGAGAAAGCCATAAGGCACTTTGTATGCCGAGAGTTGGACACAATACTTTACATGAAGGTTTATACCGAGTTCACTGATGCGGTGGATAGAGTTATCAGAAGGCTGGAGGGTGGGCATTAGCCCACCTTCCAGTATGGAGGTGATTGCAATGAGGCAGGAAGTGTACACCATAGAAGTAACAGAGAAGGAGCAGTTGGCTGGGTGGAATCATGCAGACTTGGGCGAGGATGGAGACTTTTTCGCAGAGACAGTATGTATTGACGTAGGCGACATGGACAATGATGATGATATCATAAGCGTTGAGTTGTTCGGCGTGTTTGAAGAAGTAGACGGGGAGCGTAGCGAGGCAAAGATGCTTGTTGACATTGAGATAGGCCAGTTTAAGGCGTGGCAAGTGCGTGCGGGTGAGTTGTCCGTAAGTGATATTGTAAATGCGGCTTGGGAGACATGGGGCTTATACATTTACTAAAAGGTGCTGGGGTAGGTATTGTCCTACCCCTCCATTAAAAGGAGGTGTAAAACAATGGTAAACAAAGAAGCAACAATAAAGGTAGCCCAGCAGGTACATCAGGCGTTAGCAACAGTACAGCAACACGTTATACAGGAAGGGTATAAGCCGAAATACGACGAAGTGTTTCTAAACGTACAACATTTTGCTTATGAGCTGGTCTCCTTCATGTCCGAAAAGGCATTTTTGAAACTCGCCGAGCAAGAACAAGCAATAGCATATGCTATTGAAGACTACGAAAATGGTAAGGGGAACAACATCCAACAAGCAATAGAACCAATACGTAAAAGCATGGAACGTGCGGCAAAAAGGCTATTAGACAATTGCTACAAAATACAAGGGTACAACACAAACAAAACAGAAGCAGAAACACTTGTAACGTTCTACATAGCGGTAGACAAAGAAGTCAGTAAAATACTGGAACAGTTCACTAATAATGTCGCGAGGGACTTAGAAAATGTCTCAAAAACTTAACAGTAAACAAAAGGAGGGATAGAAGATGAAGACAGTAGAAAAGACGGACAAGGGAGTCATAATCCAGTTAGCCCACTACACGTCCAGTGGGCGTGATTGGGTAGCAGAAATTGAAGACACAGACCCACAGTTCGGATTTAAGCGTGCATTCTTAGAACCCGAGAAAGATTGGAGCGCATCCGGAAAAACAGGATGGAGCTATTACGAATTAAGGAATGGTAACGTGTATGAGGTCAATGAACCGTACAAAGGCCGTTGGTTCTTCCAAGTGGTTAATGGGGAATGCCTTGAGATTTCTAAAGAAGACGTACTGGAGTACTTAGAACAAAAGAAGGCAGCAGTAAACAACGTAGAAGAACTCATGCCCGTAACGTTTAGTGAGCAGGATGAGGTATACGAAGAAAATGACAAAGGCGTGCTACAACGTAAGCAACCAACAAAATTTGAGAACGGTAAAGCAGTGTACCTGATTTCTTCTAATAAGACGTATGCCGTCGTTTCACCAAAAGAAAAAGGTATTTGGAGTGTTTGCTTGTACTTGGGAGGGGCGGCACGTTTTGCCCCTAAATGCGTCAATGTAGAAACGAAGCCACAATTAGAGTTCCAACGTGTGAAAGACGTCGTAAACGTTTACGACGCCATAAGCAAATAAAGGAGGGGAACAAAATGGAGAACATTGAGGTTTACACTGTCAAAGTAACAGAAGAAGAGCAGTTAAAAGGGTGGAACCATGCGGATTTAGGCGAAGATGGAGACTTCTACGTAGAAATGGCAGAATTTGAGGTAACAGGCATGAATGACGACGACGACATTATCCGAGTTACGTTACTGGGAACGTTTGAAGAGGTAGACGGAGAACGAGAACAAGCCACAATGAACGTACTACTTAGCAATGGGCAGTTTACAGTGAAACAGCTGCGTGAAGGCGTACTAACGGTAGCAGACATTGTTTATGCTGGCTGGGATTACTGGGATTTGCTATGAGGGAGGCATTAAGCATGAACGGATGGGAACTTGACACAATTGACAGCCGTGTACAGTTAGTCGTAAACGTCATGTCTACCATCGGATACGTTCCACGTGCCGTTGTAAAACGTTACCAAGACCAGCTACAATTTTCTAAACATAGCGTCAAAGTAGCTTTCTACAAAAAACTAAAGGCACAATGCCCAAAAGCATTACACTACTTCTTTTTCACGGAGGAGTAAGAATGATAGCAAAAAAGGAAGGGGGCGGGTATCCCCCGCCCCATTGTGGAGGTGACACGTGCGGTGGGAGGGAGCACAAGGGAGGGAGGGATAGGCGAACAGAAGCAGGGGTGGTTTGCTCCCCACAAACATTATACCACGAACATGTCGTATAATATAAACAAGGGAGGGAATGCGATGGATTGTCAACAAGCAGTCAAACAAGTGTTACAAATGCTCGCAGGACAGCAAAACGTGTTAGTGGTTCCCCGTGGATTGGTGGATTTTGTCGGTTCTATAGAAGGCGCAATCCTGCTAAACCAAATGCTGTATTGGAGTTCACGTACTGAAGATGGGGAGTTTTGGAAAACGTACGAACAATGGCGTGAAGAAACGTCGTTGTCACAATATCAGGTACGCAAATACGTGAAGCAGTTCCAAGACATGGGCTTTCTTGAGGTGTCATTCAAAAAGGAAAACGGCACGCCTGTGCTACATTACAAGTTGGATATTGACAAGCTACTACACAAAATAAGCGAGGTGTTAACTTCACAAGCTCGACCCTTAAAAAACTACAAGGTCGACCTTAAAAAAACTACAAGGTTGACCCTTAAAAAACTACAAGGTCCTATATATATACATAGATTACAAACAAAGACTACAAACAAAAATATATGTACGCACAACAGAAACGAACAAAATTCACAAGTTCCACAAAACGTGCCCCTTATTGAAGCACTTAGCTTAACACGTATTCCACAAAAACGAGCTGGTCGGGGTAAGGAGCAACCACCGAAGTTAGACGCAATCCAAAAAGACCGTTTTGAAGAGTTTTGGAAGCTGTATCCCCGTAAACGTAACAAGTACGACGCTATGCGAGCATGGGAGGTGATAGAGCCGGACAGTGAACTGTTTGAACAAATAATGTCCGGCTTGAGAAAAGCAGTGAATTCAAAAGAATGGAAGGAACAAGACGGGAGGTACATCCCTTATCCGGTAACGTGGTTAAGAAAATACCGGTGGTTGGATGAGTACACGGAAAACGAAGAACATTTTGACCGGTGGGAAGTGCTTTTAGCACAACGTAAACAAGGAGGGAAAACATTATGAATGGACAGGTGCACGTGGGCACTGAGGTGTATGGGCGAATAAGTGGAATGGAATGCCTGATTTTAGCAGTAGACGAAAAAAGCAAAAGCAAGTTAGAAGGCAAATACGTGTCTAAGCACGGCCTAATTACGTTGTACTGCGATTTAGCGAGAATAAGGATAAATAGGGTAATTGTGCAATCATGGGTAAGAGACGACGTCGCAGACTGGAGAATTTTGCTATATTGTTCATTTGAAGACAAAGGGGATTTTACCCGTCTACTTCCACACAAGCCTACACTTATTTTGGATTGCTACGACGAAGTTCCGAAAGACAAAGAAAATGAGTACGTTGAAGTTAGGTGGGTAGCATAAGCATGTACAATACAAGTAAGGAGGGAACAAAAATGAAAATGGAAGTTGGAACGGTGGCGTGTGTGGTAGAGGACAGAAGGGTCTTTGTGTCAGTGCAAAGAGGAGCAATTCCCGAGTTAGATGGCAAGTTCATTAGCAGGCATGTGTTGTTGAAGCTTGACGATGAAGAGTTGCCCGTAGTAGTTAGGCGTTGCGAGTTGTGGCCGCAGAATAAGTGCGGAACGATAGTGTGGTCTATGCTAATGGAGTTTGAAAGTGAAGACAAAGACCCTGCATTTTTGGATGGAACTCACCCTGTAATTGTGCTTGATTGTAGAGAAGAGTTCAGCGATGATGAAGATTATATCAGGGTGCAAAGGTAAGGAGGTGGCGGGAATGACAGGGAATAAAGAGAGTTTGAGAATGAAGCTTGAAGATATTGCAGGAGAGCTGGGGAACATGTCAGATTATCCGGCTATAGGGGATTACCAAAAAATGGCACTGCACCTGATTGTAGCATCCATTAGCACAGAACTTGAGAACAGCGACGAGGATATTCCGGATAAGGATGTGGAACAGGCAGTAGCAATATTTTACGAAAACGTGTTTAGTGAATTAGCAAAAATGGCAAACGAAGTAGAAAAGATTAGCCGAAAAAACCTAACATACAAAGAAGCGACGCAAAAATTGTTTAGCATTCATGCGGATTGTGAGAACAAAACGGAACGCAAAATAAAAAGCAGGGTAAAAAGCAAAGCAATAAAACGTGCCTGTTATAGGGCATTAAGGGAAGTTAGCAATTACGTCTATGACGTAATGCAAATATAAAGAAGGAGGGAGTACAATGAAGGTATTAGAATTGGAAGGCAAGCTTGTTAGGGCGAAAGGGGATTTAAGCGAGTTTACGGTGAGGTTTGAAAAGAACGTGAAATACATGAAGAAAGAGCGGTTATACAGCGACGCATCCTTATTTCAAAACCGTGATTGGGTACGTGGCGTGATAAGGATAAAAGACATTGACATTGTAGTAGACTGGAGCGGTGAAGAACCAAAAGGTGTTTTAGAAGTAACGTTTACAGCGAATAGGCGTTTAGATTTGGATTTGAATCCAGTAGTTCTTTTCTACCTTGCCGAAGACGAAGAACCCAGTACGTTTGAGGTAGCTGTATGAACGAAGAAGATTTAGAACAAAAAATGGAGCTTAGCAAAAAACGTTTTGAACGCATGATGGAACTGCTACAAAACGCACCTGTGGTGGAGTACAAAATACTTGACCCGTCCATGTGCATTTGGGAGTACCGTCAATGTGAAATATGTGGCAAGGAGGAAGTGATTGAAGAACCGGATTTTGGAGCACAAATAAAACGTATGCGGTATGACGTACGTGAATGTTACAAGACCGTTTATGGTAGAAAACTACTAAAGCAAAGCGGGTTACAAGGAGAGGAGGTGATGCACTCTTTTGAAAACGCTGTAGTAGACAATTACAATAGGGAAGTGATAGAAACACTGAAGAAATGGCAGCCGAACGGGGGGAGAGGTATAATCCTCTCCTCCCACCGCACAAAAACGAATCCACTTGGGAACGGAACTGGGAAGTCGTACATATTACACGCTTTGACGAGAAAGCTATGTTTAGAAGGTTACACGTGTAGGTATGGCAGAACGGTAGACTTCCTTGCCGAACTAAAACGTGCATACGACAGC